CGTCGTCAGCCTTGGGCGGACCGGGCTCGGGCGAGGGCGGCTTGGGCGTTTCGACGCCACCGGTCGCCGGGGTCTTGGTGGTGTCGTCGCAGGCGGCCAGCGGCGCCGCCAGCGCCAGGAGGGCGCTCAGCAGAAGCGGGGAGATCCGCATGATCAACCTCCCAGCCCGGCGGCCTGACGGGCGGCCTTGCCCATCACCACCGCCGTGGTCTTGCCGACCAGGCCCAGCACGTAGTTGTCGTCGACGCAGCGCGGATCGCTGGGCGCGTCGCAGCGGATCTCCACGGTGTAGAGCACCCCGAAGCGCACGAAGCTGGCCAGCTGGCCGTCGACTGTGCGCTGGAGGGTCAGCTGCTCGGGCCCGCTGTCGACCTTCAACGGCCTGGTGGCGGGCAGGGGCACGGTGGTCGTGGTCCCGCTCAGCGACACCCCGGCGCCGGCCGTGTCGGCGGTGATCGTGTAGTAGTCGCCGAAGCTGTAGATCCGCGCATTGCCGGCCAGCTTGGCGTCCCGGGGCAGCAGGATCGGCACGGCGGTGATGTCGACCTGGTCGCGGTTCAGGTTGGTCGCCAGGCTCTCGCCGACATTGGCCGACTGCCGCAGGCCGCCGACCGCCGCCTGCCAGTCCACCCGGCTGCGGGGCGCGGCGACCAGGCTGGCCAGCCCGGCAGTCGGTCGAGCGCCAGGGATTGGAGCGCCGGCAGCGTTCCGCGTCTGCGCCTTGCCTGTCGATATCCAGGCCGTTCCCACGGCCATCGTGACGGCGACGGCCCCCGCCGTCGCCCACCACTTTCCATAACGCATGGCTTCCCCCACCGAACCGCGTTCGGCCAACCCTAGCGTGGAATGGCAGCGTTGTTAACCTTTGCCTTGGGCCCGCCGATGCTGCACTGCGATTGAACCCGTTCGGCTTCGTGTTATAGGACGGGACCTGATCGACGGGCCTTGTGTGTGGCGGCCCGGAAGTCTCCAACACATTCAAAGGGATGGATATCCCAGCCATGCTGCTGACCATGCTGAAGGCCAAGCTGCACCGCGCGACGGTGACCCAGGCCGATCTCGACTATGAAGGCTCGATCGCTATCGACCGCGACCTGCTGGACGCCTCGGGCATCCTGCCCAACGAGCAGGTCGACGTGCTCAACATCACCAACGGCGCGCGCTTCACCACCTACGCCATCGAGGCCCCGCGCGGCTCGAAGGTGATCGGCGTCAACGGCGCCGCCGCCCGCCTGGTGCAGAAGAACGATCTCGTCATCGTCGTCACCTACTGCCAGATGGCCGCGGAGGAGGCGCGGAACTACGCGCCGACCGTCGTGCTGCTGGAAGAGGGCAACCACATCAAGAAGGCGGCCTGATGCGCCGCCTGGCGATCGCGATCCTGGCTGTAGCAAGCCTGTCGGCCTGTTCGGGCAAGCTGCCCGAGGGCGTCGACGAGGCCATCCTGACCCAGGCGGTCGGCAAGTCGATCGGCTCGCCCTCGACCTGCGTGGTGATCGCCGACGCCAGCGGCAAGCTGGTCTGGCGCGGCGGTGGCTATGTCACCTGCTCGCGCAACCTGCCGGACTGCGAAGGCGGCGAGACCACGGCCGAGACCCTGCTGAAGGCCAGCCTGGGCAAGCCGGCGCGCTTCATCAGCTGTCCCAGCCCGGCGGCGGCCGCCAACACCGTCGGCTGGGCCCTGGGCCCGGTGCCGAGCGGCGCGGGCAAGCCGCCGCGCGGCCTGACCTATGTCGCGGTCATGGAGGGCGATCGCGCCCTGCCGGGGCTGGAGATCAAGGACCGGGTCGAGCGGGCCTTCAAGAAGGCCGGCTTCTGAGTTTGAAACCTCGCCCTTCGACGGGCTCAGGGTGAGGTTTCATTGTTACCGCTGCGAGAAGTGGCCCTCACCCTGAGCTTGTCCCCCGGGTCCGACCAAAGGTCGGCCCGAGGATAAACTCCAGGCGAGGGCGGCTCCTAGGCGCTTACTTCGTGACTTCGTAGACCGCGCTGACGTCGATGCGGACCTTCAGTTCGCCGCCGGCGACGCTGGTCGAGTCGGCCATCTCGCGCTTGGCGGCGAAGGCCATCATCGGCACGGGCGGCGAGGGCGGGGTGTAGCCGCCGCCTTCGCTCAGATTGACCAGGCGCACGGTCTTGTAGCCGGTGGCCCGGCCGTAGAGCTCGGCCTTGGCCTGCAGGGCCTTCACGGCTTCCAGGCGGGCGGCGTCCTCGGCGACCTGCGGGTTGGCCAGGCCGAAGCTGATGCCGTTGACCGTATTGGCGCCGGCGCCGACCGTGGCGTCCACCGTCGCGCCCAGCTTGGCCAGGTCGCGGACCGTGATCGTCACCTGGTTCGAGGCCTGGTAGCCGGTCAGCTTGGGCGGCTGGTTCTGCTCGTAGGCGTACTGGGCGTTCAGGTTCAGGTTCGAGGTCTGGATGTCGCGCTCGGCGATCCCGGCCTTCTTCAGAGCGGCCATCACCTGGTTCATGCGCGCGCCATTGGCCTTCAGGGCGTCGGCGGCGGTCGGGGCGTCGGTCTGGACGCCCAGGGTGATGGTGGCCATGTCTGGCGCGACGCGAGTCTCGCCATAGGCCGACAGGCTGAAGGTCGTGGCCTTGAACGCGGCGTCGGTTCCCGTCTGGGCCATGGCCGGCGCGGCCGCGCCCAGCAGCAGCGCGCCGCCGACGAGGGCGGCCAGGGCGGTCGATTGGGCGAAGACAGGCAGGCGGCGAGCGGTGTTGGTCATCGTTCTTTCTCCAGGGCGGGCCGGCGCATGAAAGCGTCGCCGAACCGCTATGGTTCCTTGGTGACAGCCCCAACCTGAACCGGAGCTTTAAGCCGCGTTCGGCTCATGTTATTCGCCGCATCTCGCGTACGCTCACACGTTCCGCGCGGGCCTGTAGCTCAATGGTTAGAGCCGACCGCTCATAACGGTCTGGTTGGGGGTTCGAGTCCCTCCAGGCCTACTCAACCTAAAATTGTCTAATAAAATCAATAAGTTAGACTTTTGGGGCGACTACCACATCCAACACATCAAGCTTTTGAAATCGCACGGGAAGCCGCGATTCCGTGGAAATTCTCTGGGACATGTGTGTTGGTACATTTGTTGGTATCGGAGCCTGAGAGGGCTCGGTACCAACAAATTTGCAAAAAGCGGATTCCGATCAAAGGCTTATGGAGAAAGGGTTCGCCGCCTCAATGTGGTAGCTCCGCGGGAGTGGGTTCGAGTCCCGCCCCCGGAAGCGAACGCTGCGGCGGGCTTCGGTCAAGCGCCAGCCTTACGAGGCGGCGCTATCTTTTACGATATCTGCCAAGCGCACCCACTTGTCGGAATTTCGAAGTTCGCCGCGGTTCATGCCGAATACCCTCCAATCTTGGTCGGGTAAAAATTCGGGACGCTTGTTTACGTACTCCCATCCCCAATCACTATCGTGGATCGTGTCGCCGATGAGGTCGACAATGTTGGCGTAAACCTGGACTGTGACTATTCGGCTTGCGCTACCTAAAAAGCGCCAGATGGCATTTTCCATTTCGGAGAATATCGTTTGATCTTTCACCCATGCATGAGGAATTTTCAGGAAAATTGCGCAAGGGTAGCCCTTTGGAAGATTCCTTTTGCGTGCCTCTTCCAATGAATTGCGAACACTATTTGTGCTAAATTCCTTTTCCTCGAATTTACACTTTGTGTCGGTGCATACCTCTGAGTTGTTCGGCAGCGTAATTAGAATATCAAAGTCGGAGCCCTTCGTCCCGGAAGGCCAAATGAAGCGGAAAGGCAGCCCTCTGCGAAGAAGGAGTTTTCCAACTCCAAGTTCGGCCACGGCAGATTCAATTTGCCCGCAGACGAGTTGGTCAAGTGGAGCTTCGACGCCTTGGATCGGGAGCAGGTTTAGTACCGTTTCCGCTAAATCGCGCACCCTGTGCATGACAAGCGCATTGCCATATTCGTCACCTAAGTGCCGGGCCAAATAGCCGTTTGTTGGTTCGCTGAGGACCTGCTTCTCCAGCCATTCTCTACCAAAGCAAGCGTCGAGAATAATCAGAGCCAAGCCATACGCCCTTCCGCCGATATCGGAGGGGCTTCCTGGGATTGATTTTGCGATTTCGCGCAGTTTGTCGACTTTGAAGAGTGGGCGGACATACGCATTGGCGCTTCTCATGCCAGCACGCCGTTTGTGGCGCGCAGGCTCAGTATGAGGCGCTTCCGCTGGTCCTCAGGAATGTGCGGATTGTGGTCCCAAGGCACGCAAGCGCCCCTTACACCGCCGGATAGGCATCCCCGATAGTCGTTGGGGCCTAGGAAGGCGTGCATGAAGAGGCCGTTCCTGAAGCGGTCCTTGTAGGGGCTGCCCTGCATCAGCTCCTCGATCTTCCAGTGCAGGGTCTTGACCGTCACATGGCTGTCGGTGCGGATCTCCCACTGGCCGGCGAAGGTGTCCTCCAACGGGATGCGGTGCGGTGGGTGAGCTCTCTATTCGTGTATTCGGTCTACAAACTTCTCATAGTTGTATATCTTGGCCGTGCTCTCGTAAACCGGGAAGGCGATGGCCGCTGTGTGACGCCGCTTGAATTTGTGTGAAGCGCAAAGTCGCGTTGCCTCTTGGAATTTGCACCAATCGCAAAAATTAACCTGCGTCAGACTCGGACGTATGTGCTGCCGCGACCGATCGACTCACGCGAAGGAGGCGTGCAAAGTAGGGGTGTTGAAGGCGGAGGTTGTCGTGTTCGCGGTGACGCGTTTCTGCGTGCAGGCCTTCGGGCGGCGGGGCGGGGCCCTGATGCCGACCGAGGTTCGGGAGTGCTATTTGGAGGAGGAGGCGCGGCGCGAAATGGAGGTCCTGGCCCGGCGCTCGTCGGGCGTGGCGCTGTACCGCGTGCGCGGCGAGCCGCTGTCGGGCCTCTGGGGAAAACCGCGGCTGATCGAGCGCCAGGGCGAGATCCTGGCGCTGGATTGAACGGGGATTATCCCACCTTCTTAAGGGTTTGCCCGATCTCGACCAGTTGCAGCCGCTGAACCGGCTGGAGCTGGTCCCAGATCGACCAGATCGCTTCGGACGCCGCCGGATCGCGCATGATCAGGTCGGCCGGCTCGCAGCGATAGATGGTGGCCAGGGCCTCCAGAACGTCCTGGGAATAGCCGGTCTCGCCGCGCTCGACGCGCGAGAGCTGGGCCACCGAATACGGATAGCCGACCTCGAGCTCCAGGCGCTCGACCGCCTGTTCCAGGTTCATGTCGCGATGCTTGCGCCAGGCGCGGATGAAGGTCTTGCCGCGTCGCTGCGCCTTGGCCTGCCGGTCGGGTGTCATGCAAATCCCACGGGGGAGCGAAAGGGGGAATGTCCAGCCATTAAACACAAAATTTGCTTGCCATGCAAATTTGTATTTGGTACAAATTGGATATTCCGAGAACTCCGCCCTGGCGACGCGAGCCGGGCGGGATCTCCACCCGCCATTCCCATCCATCGGCTCAGCCGCAGGAAGCTCCCATGATTCCGATCCACGCGACCGGTCCGGCCGGTCATGCGCCCATGCACGTCTATACGGCCCGCCGCACCGAGGCCGACCGCCGGCCGCCGCGCGCCGTTCTCACCGCGCTGCTGATGGGCGATCCGCGCCCCGATCGCTATGCCCTGTCCGAGGCGATCCGCACCCGGCTGTTCGGCGTGCTGCCGGACGAGCCCGTCGTTCCGGCCAAGGCGCTGGCAGTGTTGGAGGCGCTGGCCGACGGCCCGCTGACCCTGGCGGACCTGGCCGACGAGATGGCCGTCAGCCTGTCGGCCGGCAGCGACCGCGCCCAGACCGCGCGCCTGCTGGGCTTGGTGGAACGCCTGGGCGGCCGTCCGTGCCGCATCAGCCTGACGGCCGCCGGCCGCGCCGTCCTGGAGGAGCAGGGCGGGTGAGCGGCCTGCAGGACGAGGTCGCCGAGGGCGCCATCGACCGCGCCGTCCAGACCTGCGGACCGCGCAAGCCGATGCTGTGCGCCATCATCCGCGCCGTCGGCCGGATGCTGGCCGAAAGCGAAGGCCATGACTTCGTCGCCCAGGTCTGCGCCGGCGAGGCCCGCCGCCACGCCCTGGCCCAGAACCGACGCGGCGTCCGCTTCGGGCGCTGAGCACGACATTCGAATTCGCAAGAGAAGGGGACACCTCATCACCGTCCAAGTCATCCGTCCCGAGGGGCTGACCTCGACCGAGCTGGCCGACCTGGCCCGCGCCGATCGGGCCGCCGCCTTGGCGATCAGCCCGGCGGCCCGTCAGGCCGCGCGCGAGACCGTGCTGCGCATCGCCGGCGCCCAGTTGGCGCGCACGGAGGAATCCGAGATCGCCGCCGGCCTGGTCGAGACCGTGGCCCTGGCCCGCGCGCGCGGCGAGGCCGTCGAGACCGACGCCGGTCCACTGCGGATCTCCAGCCGTGACGGCTTGCGCAGCCTGCGCCAGGGCGGCCACCTCACCGACGCCCACTATGCCGTCGGCCTGCTGTATCGCGCGGGTTTCGAGGCGCGCGGCCGCGACCTGCGCGCCGCCAGCCTGGAGCCGGGTCATGGTGGAGGCCACGACAACGACCGCTTCGTCGCCGCCCGTCTGCGGCGCGCCCGCATGCTGGACTTCGTGGCCCGCGCCGACCGCGCCGTGGCCATCGCCCTCGCCGACAAGCCCATGGCCTTGCGCCTGCTGCGCGCGGTGGCGGGGGAGGGGACCAGCCTGTCGGTCTGGGGCGCGGGCCGCGCCTTCACGCGTAATCGTCAAGTCTTGGTCGAAGCTCTGGACCTGATCGTCGCTCAGGCCAAGCAGATCGCCCGCGACCGCAAAAACAAGAACATTTAGCGAACGAATAGATTGACCGTCGGGAAGGTAGATGGTCTAATCTGATCATTCTCGGAGATGTGTCCCTGGCGACGCTTTCGACCTCCGAGATCTGAAATCCACGCCTTCGATTTCTTTCGGATCCCGCGCTCGACTGACAACAGCGGGACCGGATCGCTGGTGATCCCGCGCTTTCACCGAGCGCGGGGTCGTTGTCTCGCCTGTTCATCCAGGGACCTCCCACATGACCCTCGCCCCCGCCGCCGGGAGCCGCATGGCTCCCGCGACCCGTCCGCTCGTCGCCGTTCGGGCTGACCGCCGATGAGCGTGCTGAAGATCCGCGCGGCGCTGGAGACGGCGTTGGCCGCGATGAGCCCGGCCCTGGCCACGGCCTGGGAGAACACCGCCTACACGCCGACGGCCGGAACGCCGTACCAGCGCGTGTCGATGACCTTCGCCGAGCCGGTCAACACAGAGTACGGCAAGAGCTTCCAGCAGGGCGGTCTGTTCGTCGTCTCGCTGTACTGGCCGCAGGGCGCGGGCATGGCCGACATCGCCGCCCGCATCGAGCTGCTGCGCGCGACCTTCGCTCGCGGCGCGGCCTTCACCTCGGACGGCCTGACCACTCAGGTCGCCCGCACCCCTCTCATCCTGGCCGCGATCCTGGAGGGCGACCGCTACGTCGTGCCCGTCCAGGTCCCGTTCCTGGCCACGATCACCAGCTGACGGCGGCCTCCGCCCGAAGAGACGAGCCCTGGGCCTCGTCTGAGCTCCACCCCTCCCGATAACTTCAAGGAGAAGATCCCCATGGCAGTCGCCCAGGGCATCAACAAGAAGACCGTCTACAAGAAGCAGGCCGGCCTTGGCGCCGCCGCCACCGGTACGGGCGGTCAGGTCGTGCGCCGCACCAGCTCGGTGTTCCAAGCCCCGCCGGACACCTTCGAAAGCAACGAGATCGTATCGCACCAGCAGTCGACGGGCGTCGGCCTGGGCGTGGTCAAGCCGGCCGGCAAGATCGACGGCCTGCTGTCGCCGGGCACCTATGCGGCCCTGCTGGGCTCGCTGCTGCGCAAGGACATGACGGCCGGCGTCTCGGCCGCGGCCGCCACCATCTCGGTCGCCGCCTCGGGCCAGAACTGGACCCTGACCCGCGCCGCCGGCTCGTACCTGACCGACGGCTTCAAGATCGGCGACGTCGTCCGCCTGACCGTCGGCGGCTTCAACGCCCTGAACACCCAGAAGAACCTGCTGATCATCGCCCTGACGACCACCATCGCCACGGTGAAGGTGATCAACGGCACGGCCATGTTCGCCGAGAGCGGCATCACCGGCGCCACCCTGGCCGTGACCGGCAAGAAGTCGCTGGTCCCGCTGAGCGCCCACACCAACGACTACTACACCTTCGAGGAGTGGTATCCGGACCTGGTCCGCTCGGAAATCTACAACGACCAGCAGGTCGGCCAGGCCGCGCTGAACCTGCCGGCCACCGGCAACGCCACGATCAGCCTGGACACCGTGGGCCGCACGCGCACCCTGGGCGCCGCCCAGGTGCTGACCTCGCCCAACGCCGAGACGGTCACCGACATCCTGACGGCCGTGAACGGCGTGATCCTGGTCAACGGCGCGCCCGTGGCCAACGTCACCGGCGCCCAGGTGACCATCAACGGCAACGCCGCCCACAGCGACGCCGTGGTGGGCTCGAACGTGGTCGACGATATCCAGCGCGGCCGCCTGGCCGTGTCGGGCTCGTTCACCGCCAAGTTCGACAGCGTGACCCTGCAGACCGTCTTCGAAGGCCGCTCGACCACCTCGCTGGTGCTGGCGGTGACCGAGGACGCCACGGCCAACGCCGACTTCGTCGTCATCAACCTGCCGATGATCAAGCTGACCGGCGACACCCCCGACGACGGCGAGAAGGCGGTGATCCGGACCTATCCGTTCACGGCCCAGATCAACAGCGCCGGCGGTACGGGCCTGGCCACCGACCAGACCATCATCGCCATCCAGGACAGCGCCGCCTAACCGGCGCGGTCCTTTCTCCCTCCCTCTGAAGTTCCCCTCAACTCAACGGCCGGGTCGCGCCCGGCCGTCCTTTTCCCAAGGACAGACCATGACCAAGTTCTCGACCGAAACCCTGTTCGACCTCACCGACCTGGACGCCGTCGCCGCCGGCGACACCCCGTTCGAGGTTGAATATGTCCGTGCCGACGGCTCCGGCTCCGGCGTCTTCCTGCTGGTGCTGGGCGGCCAGTCCGAGAAGGTCCAGGCCGAGGTCAACCGCCTCGTCAACGACCGTCGCAAGCGCCAGGCCGTGGCCGCGGCCATGACCGGCCGGGCCAATCCCGAGAAGGCCGACTTCACGCCGATCGAGGATGACATCGCCTTCGGCCACCGGCTGACCGCCGTCCGGCTGGTCGGCTGGCGCGGCATCAAGCAGGAGTGGTCGGCCGAGAACGCCTTCCGCCTGGTCAGCCGCAATTCCGAGATCGCCGAGCAGGTCACCACGGCCTCGAACAACCTCGGAAATTTTATGCCGGGCAAGTCCGCGGCCTGATCGCCTACGGCCGCGAGCAGTTCGAGCTCGCCGGCCGGCAGGATGACGGCGAGCCGCTGCGGACGCATCTGGAGAGCCTGGCCCGCCAGGGGGATCCGGAAGCGACCTGGCGGCTCGCCAACCCGCCGCCGCTGTCGTCGCACGTGGCCCACCTGTGGGGCTGGTACGCCGACCTCTGCCAGACCCGCCAGAGCGGCGGCTTTGGCCCCTCGCGCCTCTCGCGCCTGGAGATCCAGGCCTGGGAACGCGACGAGGGCGTGCGGCTGGAGCCGTGGGAACGCCGGGCCCTGATCGCCCTGGACGCCGAACACCTTCTGACGATGACGGCCCCCGCCAAGGGCGGCTGACCACCACCGGGCTGCGCCTTCGCGAGGAGGCGCGGCCCGAACTTTTTGGGAGAGCCGTTGTGGCTGACAAGGATCTGGATGAACTGGCGAAGGCTGCCACGAAGGCCGCCTTCGCCACGGCCGCGCTCACCGCCGCGCAGTTGGCGATGAAGAAGGTCACGGATCGGGCGGCGTCCACGATCGGCGCCTTCGATAAGCAGGTGGCCAAGGCGGCCAGCGACGTTGATGATCTCGCCAGTAAGGTCGAGACGTTCAACAAGGAAGCCGCCAAGGCCGCCGACAACGCTCGGCAAATGGCGGATATGTTTGGCGGCCTGCTGGACAAGCTCGCGCCGCTCAGCGCTGTCCTGAAAGATGTCGGCGACCGACTGCAAGTCACGGCGGTGTCGATCAGCCAAAGTTCGACGGCGATCAACATCCACAACCAGGCCCTGGTGCAGTTGCAGGCTGCCAGCGTCGACGCGGCCAACGGACAAGGAGCGGTTTCCGAAGCGCTCGGTAAGACCGAGTCCGCAGCCGACAAGAGCTCGGAAAAGCTCAAGAAAGTTCAAGAGACCGCCAAGGAACTCGGCTCGTCGATGATCGACGCCATCACGGCTCTGGCCTCTGGCGAAGAGCCGATGAAGGTGCTGACCGACAAGGGCGGCGAGATGGCCAAGACGATGCTGAAGGCCAAGGTGGACGGGGTTAGCCTCGTCGAGACGTTCAAGTCTCTCGGCCTCGCCACAGGCATCTTGCAGGTCGCTACGACGAGCGCCGCCGCCGCGCAGGACGTGAATGCCGTTTCGGCCGGGGCGGCGACCGCGGCCCTGGAGGCGCAGACGGTGGCCGCGGGCGAACTGGCCGTCGCCGAAAGCGTCGCACTGGCCCCGCTGGGCGTGATCCTGGCGGGGATTGCGGTAGCGGCCGCAGGCGTCGCGGCCGTCTTCGCCGTCGCCGCGCACGACATCGGCGAGAAGGCCGGCGACCTGACCAAGGACATGGGCCTGACGGAAGAGCAGATGGGACGGGTCAAGGATAAGTCCGTCACCATGGGAGATGTCGCCAAGGCCACGTTCGAGGTGTTGGGTGAGCGGTTGAAAGCCGCCTTTGGGCCTGGCCTCAAGGCGATCGGCGACGGGTTCATGTCCGCCTATCATACCGTCACGGACGTCTCGCTGAAGGCGGCGGCTTTCGCCGTCGGTGTATTCGCCGGCGCGGTCCAGGCCATTCGCGTTGCATGGTCGGTGCTGCCGGCGGCGATGGGCGACATCATCATCTCTGGCGTCAACCTCGTGCTCGACGGCGTGGGCAAGATGGTCAACGGCGCCATCGGAATGGCGAATGGCCTGATTGGCACAGTCAACTGGCTGGCCAAGAAGCTGGGCCTGTCGCTGGCGCTTCCTGATCTAGGCCAGATCCAGGTTGCCAAGCTGGCCAACCAGTTCGCCGGCGCGGCCAAATCGGCGGGTAGCGCGATTAGCGCCGCCTTCGGAAATGGTTTCACGGGCGGCTTCGACGGCATCATGAATATCCCGGCGGTGGTTGCCGGACGCGCCGTCAAAATCGCCAAGGAGCGGATTCAGGACGAAGCTGGCAAGATCTCGGCCGCTCCAACGAGCGCCGCCGGCGCGCGAGATATCGAAGCTGGTGTTCGCAAGAGCTCTGAAGCCATGCCGCGTCGCGAAGATCCGGAGCGGTACGAACAGCTCGAAGCATTCAAGCTGCCGGACGTGGAAAAACTGACCACGGTTCCGGAGGTCAATCTCGAGGCTTACAACAAGCAGAGAGAAGCCCTGGCGTCGATCATGGACGCCTATGATCAGATCAACAAGCTTGCCCCGCAGCTTGGCCAAAGCTTCGAGAGCGCCTTCGGGAAATCCGGAAAGGCGTTGTCCGCCTTTGTTGGAAGTTGGTCCAGCTTCGCAAAGAAAATGGCGGATATCCGCGATTCAGAGGTGGTTGATGGGCGCAACTCCAAGGAACTAGACGAGCAGCGCGCGAAGGCGACCGTCGAAGGCTACGCCGATATGGCGGCCGCCGCGAAAGGCTTCTTCGATCAGAACTCAAGCGGGTACGCTGCGCTGCAGGCGGTCGAGAAGGCGTATCGTCTTTGGCAGTTCGCGATGAACGTGAAGGAGATGGCTCAGGAAGCCACCAAGACCACCACCAGCATCGCCAACTCGTTCGCGAGGGCCACGGCCTCGGCCGCAGCTGGCGCCGGTAAGATTTTCGAGACCATGGGCCCGTTCGGCTTTCCAGTCGTGGCCGCGATGATGGCCTTGCTGGCGGGTTTGGGCCTCAAAGGCGGCGGCGGTGGCGGCGGTTCCGTCCCCGGCGCCAACGACATGAAGACCCGTCAGGAGACCCAGGGCTCCGGCTCGGTCCTCGGCGACTCCAAGGCCAAGTCCGAGAGCCTGGAGAAGGCCCTGACCCACGCCCAGGCCTACGAAAA